TGGTGTTCTAGCGACATCAAAAAACGCACCCCCCTCAGATTTGGCCTTTGCAGGCCCTAGACGGCCGCCCTTAGCGTAATTGCAAGAGCGACATAAACATTGGAGATTTTCCCAGTTGTCATCGCCTCCGAGCCTTCTCGGAACGATGTGATCTACTGTGTCGCCATATTGTCCGCAATGTTGGCAAATGTTGTCATCGCGTTTAAGAATCCGCTCCCTTATTGATCTCCATCGCCTTGTTGAGCCCCCGTCTTTTAAGGCACTCAATGCCACCCGATTGTTTTTAGGTGATTTAGGGCCAAACAAGCGGAACCGGAATAGCGATGGTCCAAGTAGCGCAGATGCCAACGCACTTGTTTTCTTGGAGATAGTGCCTTTACTTTCTCATTGCGCATTTGTGCCAAGCCATAATGCGAGCCATTTTGCGCCTGCGGATTGAAGGTGCTTTCTCTCCATATTAACTCGACCCAACATTGTGTTTCATACAAATCACCTAAATGATTCATCGCAACTAAAGCCCAATCTTGATGATGTCTTTTTAGAGGATAAGCATTTGCTTTTAATGGCGTTAAATTAATCAGTAATGCGGCAGCAATGGTCATCGGTATCAACCGAAAGACATAGGTCCGCCCTAACACTCGGCCGACCGGCTGCCTTCGGGCCCGGCCTTCGGTTCGAAGTGTATTCATCTTGTCAAGTAGGCTAACAAAAGCCCTGTTCAAAGCCTTAATCATCATTCCAACTCCCCAATTATTTTAAACTCTAACTGGCCTGATTGAAATGCGGTTTTCAGCATTTCCCTTCCATCGGCGCTGAATTTAGTCATTAGGTAAGGCTCCGACTGTGTGCCCTCTAACCAACTAACCACCTCACCATTTGGATCAATAACCAAATCATCAACATAATTAAACTTATCAAGTATCGCATCAACTGATGATTCTCTTACCGATTCAACTATTTCACTTGGCACATTTGCTTTGACCCAATTTACAAATGAATTATTGGACTTAATAACCCATTTAAACTTCGGCTTTGTTGTGGTCACATAGGCAATCACATTATCTTGATATTCAGCCTTAACCCTATCTGCCCCAATGTTATCCATCTCGGCTTGCAAGGCTGCTCGCAATCTATCTTTAGCCTTTTTAGCCTCATCAGCAATCATACTCACTGCCGCTAGTTCAAGGCTTAACTCTTTGATGCCCATCCATCCCCCCTAAATATGGTCGGTGTTGGTCGCCAAATGCGCCACATTGCCACCTGGCAATTATCGCAAGCGACTTCCGCGTTTTGTGTCACTGATGCGAGTAATTCTTTTACTGCATCGCATTTATCGCATCTAAACTCATAGATCGGCATAAGGCCTCTTTAAATCTTGATGTCCGGTGAAATAATTGACCTGTAAGGTTTCAAAGCCAGCAGCCAAACGACAAATTCGACATTTAGCCGCCTTCATTTTCCATCCACCGCATTGATTGCATCTGACAATGTCATCTTCCTTGCTTGCTACTCGGTCAGATGGATAGATGATGCGCTGCATAAAGCATCGCTGACATTCAATCAGCCAAACCTCACTCGGCGCATCTGCAACATCTTCAGTGTTATAGCGTTGAACCTCAATGTGCGCACAAACTAACTTGCAGTTGCTGCACATAAAAGGATGCGCATCTTGCTTCATTTAAATACCCAATGCCCATCTGATCCGATTTTCATCCATTTAGCCGGATGGCCTGAATCTCGCTTAGGGCAAACCCAACCGCGATACTCCTTGCCCTCCTTTGTGCCAGTCTTTAGCACCATTGGACCGCAACCGCCTTGACATAAAGGCATCTCATCAACAACTGTTGCACCTAACTGCTCTGCTACTTGACTAACATCCCAAACGATTGGCTCTGGATCATTCGGCCTTTGTTCCTTAACAAACTCAGCCAACTTAGGGCTTGTTGTTTCGATTGGCTTCTTGGCAAATCCCTTAGGTTTTGCTGGATAACCGGCCATCATCAAGGCGCGACCGAGTGATCCTGTTTCGCATAGTTCGATGCTATATTGCTTACTTTTTACCTCGCTAGATAATCCAGTGGCAAAAGGTTCAGCATCATTCCAGGTTCGATAAAGTTCGGTCTTAATGATAAAGACCTCAGATTGTGCAATCAATGATTCAGCCAAAATGTGTGATTTGTGCCTGTAATCAGGATAGTCATTTTTAAACTTTTCAAATCTATCCCATACACCTTCATAATCTTCAAGCCAGTTGCTCATCTACATACGCTCCCTTTTTGTATAGTGTTAAAGCATCTTCAAGTTGTTGTTTTAATGAATAAAATGTGCCATCGGGCCAATTCTGTATTTCATTGGCGCAAGGCTGGCAATAGAATCGAGTAATTCCGTTGCGCAGTGGTGATTGCGATACCGCTTTCCAGTAAGCCGGCATTTGTGCTTTTGGATGCCAAGAGCCATCTTTTAGTTGGCCCCATTTCATTTTGCAGGTGTCACACCATTGATTGTTATTCAAGTTTCTGGTCAAACTCAATGTCGCTCCAATCATCCGGTGAGGTAAATCGAAGTTGAGCCAAGATAGCGGAGTATCCGAGGAGATCGAGATACGAATCCGACCGCCCTTCGCTCTCCATAATTCGGCTAAGTTTGGTCGCCAAAAATACAAGTGCAATGTCAGATGGGTTTCGCAACTGAACACCGAGAATTCTCGCGATTTTGAAAATGCGTAGAAAATTGAATCGCGGATCACCATATTCTGTCCCCCGTTCGCGCAGGGTGTCACTAGCGGCCTCAAGCCATTCCGTTGCGGAGAGATCACTAAAGTCATCAAGAGCCATCTCTCACCATTCTTGTGGCGCGACCGCGCTTAAACCCTTCATTAAAAGCCTTCGCTTTTGCGCTATTCCATAAAGCCCAAATATAAAGCCCGGCAAATGGAACGAGAATTGAAATGCCAACAACCCAAGTGTCAGACAAATTAGGAAACATCTGCGCTCACCCCGTATTTGTCCAGCCAATAGGCTGCAACTTCATCCCTAGACAATCTGCCTCGGAGTTGAGTTTTACCCATTCGCTCCTTAGCAAATTTTCTTATCAATGTGCCTTTGACCCAATTGTTGCCATCGGTCCAAGCACCGGCTTGATCATCGAACCTAATTGTTTTCTTGCTCATACTCTAGCCATCTCTGGATAACAAGTAATCAACTCATTTTCCAAGTTTTCCAACTCAGCCAATAATGCAACTAATTCAAGGTTTAATTGATCGTTGCTTTTGTTTGGCTCAGTGCCTTCTTCAATTGCCCATTCGGTGACTGCAATCATTTTGCAAGTGCATTTCATATTGCTTTGAATGACTGCTTTTGGTCTAACTGTGTTATTCATTTTTGCTCCCCATCGGTTGGACATTCGCCTTCCGATGGGTTAAATGTATTTAATCAAATAGATTTAGGCAAATGGATTTTCGGAGTGTCGCAATAAATCCCAGGCATTATCTATGTGTAGAAAGCCAACAGGCCGTGAGGTAGTCTTAGAGTTGGCAAAATCGGTCTTTGTAGGCAGTGCCTTGATTTGCCATTCAGGAGCCTTTAGAGGGTCTAATTCCCAACAGTATATGCCAAGAGGCGTTGAACTGATATAAAAGGCTCTAAACCCCCTTAGAAGCCCGTATTCGACCAGATTAGCCCACTTGCTTTGTTCAATCATTAAATCATCGTAGTGAGTGCGCCGGCACTTTAATTCAAAAATGGCTTTATATTCCATCGAGATGCCATCAAATTTTTCGGTCGCTCTACTTGGCTCTAGGTCTGGAATTCTCTCCTTTAGCCATTCAAACAACTCCACCTCGCGGAAAATTAGTTATCTTCCTCGCCATCTTCCCAACCAATTTTTTTTATTGGGTCATCGGAAGGAACAATCCAATCAGGATAACTACTGCGATCCATCGCAAAAGCCAATGCAGTGCCTTCATCCATTCCAGCGCGGCGGCAGGCTCGATAGACCTCATTGGCAGCAATAGCCCAAAAGTCAATCTTTGTTAAAGGTGTTTCTTTTGTTGTGCGCTTTCTTTTGGGCGCTTTTTTATTTACGCGCTTTCGCGTTGCCACCTCTAACCCCTTTCGCCAGGGCTAATTCTAATTGACTTTCCATTTTATCCAGGCGCGACACAATGGGAATGTTCTCCAGTTTTATGATGTATCGAAGGCCAGCAATCATCAATCCAATTGAGCCTAAGACTGAGGCAATGAAGCCAGCGACAGATGCCGGTTCCATTATTTGATTTTGCCGTAGCGCTCGTAGTTAGGGTTTAGCCAGTTAATAATGCTAGGCAAGACTGATGCTAGTCCGGCATTGACAAGAGCATTGGCATCCCACCCGACTGCTAGATAGGTTGCTAGGGCTGCTGCTAGGAAGGCTTTCGCCCAACTCTCTGCTGCTAATTTTAGATCGCTTATCATTTTTAGTTCCTTCCAGGTCAAAGGGTTTTCCGTTGTCATCTCCCAATGTTGTGAAACTGCAATGAAAATGTGAAATGTGCGGATTTGGTCCGCGATATTTACGCCACTTCCAATTTAATGTTGGACTGCAAATCCGCTTGTTGTGGATAATGTATGCAATGCGCTTATCTCCGCGTTTAGCACATTTGCGAATTTTCTCAACAAGGTCAAAAACTTCTTCTTTGTGTGCCGCTAAATCTGAATCAATATCAATTGCGCGCACAACTCCCGATTTAGGGTCAGGGTTGTGATCTGACTTGCGCGTTGAGTGTCTGGTGTCTGCAATCCATCCATCAGACTTCCTATCTCTCTCCGGGTAATCATCATCAATTTGTTCGCGTAATTGAACTCCGGCTTTGCATAGTTTAGGCAGCATCTTTATAGATTGTGCTATAAGCCTAAAGCGGTTAGTTCATCTAAATCTAGCCCAAGAGCCTCAAGTTTTGCTTTAGCAGTTTCTTTCTTGGCTGCTAAGGCTTGCTTGGCTGCTTCTATGGCTGCAAACTCTGCTTGGTCTGCTAATAGTTGCTCAAGCGTTTCGCCTTCGGCTTTAACTTTCTCGCCATCAATTTGAATGAAATAATCGTTAGCCATTTTTATTGTCCGAATCCGTAAATTAGAAGTGTTCCAGTAATAGTTCCGCCACCAGGTAAAACTGTGATTCCGTTATATGAGGTTGTATCTGTGTGTCTAGTATTTTGAATAGCAATGGCATCTCCTGCGCCACCATTTGCATTTACAAATCCTATGGTTTGAGTTGCTAAAAATGGACTGTATAGATACAAGTCATTGGCACTTCTGTCTGTTCTAACGCTGCCAAAGTATCCGCTTGTTTGACTTGTTGCAGAAGAAATGTAGGTCGTTGCATTTACCGCTTCTATTTGTTGTCGGCTGTAATTTGTGCTGGCATCAGTAGTGTTGGCTCTAAGTCGAAAAAATAATCCTGTGTTGCTGCCTGTTGTTCCAATAAAGTTAATGTAGTAATTATCGTAAGTGCTGCTAAATAATGGGCTTGCATTTGAGCCAATAGATACTGAAGAAACTGCGCTGAAGGTTTCTTTTTTTAATAAAGTTAATGCACCAGTTGCAGGTGTGGCCCAACTTGGAACTCCACCGGCAACTGTGAGAACTTGGCCAGATGATCCGATTCCAAGTCTTGCTGGTGTGCTTGCTCCGCTTGCATAAATAGTGTCGCCCGTAGTTGTTAAAAGAGCATTTTGAATTGCGTTAGAATCATCTTGAGCAACCCAACTAAAATCTAAATCAGTATTTGAAGCCTTGCTTAAAACTTGCCCAGTTGTGCCACCTTTCAAATCAAGAAATGAAGTATCAATCCCATTGCCTAAAGTGCGAATGGCAGCAGCGCCGTCTTTAACTAAATCTGTATCGGCTGGCGTTGTCCAGCCAAAATTGCTTGTTGTTGGCATTAGTTCTCCTTAGGCAACAATTGTAGCGTTTAACCAGTCTAAAGTTGGACTGATTGAATTCCAAGTTTCGCCAACCGGCACTGAGTTCCATCTAAATGCTTGAAGGCTAAATGCAATTGGCGAAAGCGTTAATTCAAGGCTAAGGCCTTTGACCCCAGCCCTCCAGGTCCAGCCCTCGACAAAACCCTGATATTCCCCAAGTGTCATATTTGATGGCAAATTTTGTATGTTTAAAGGTTGGCCCATAAATACTTGCAAAAGCGCATCTCGATCTGCATTGTCAATTTCTGGGTTGCCTAAAGGGAAAGTAATGCTTGGCATCTCATATTGTGGAAAGGCTCTAATTTCTAAATAAAATGTTGCCTGATCCTGAGCATCTGTTTGATTTTGCAAATGAGTATTGACAACCCAAGCCAATTCGCCATATAGAGCAATTGAAGCCAAATCTTCATCTTCGACTGACTGATTGCCACTTGCTCCATAAATAATTGACAAACTGTTGCGAACATCCCCAGCGCGTTTCAAAATAGTCATACCAGAACCAAAAGCCTGCCTAGCATCTAAATCAACATAACCATTGGCGGCTAGATATTGTGCGCGGTGTGTTGAATCAGCATAACCAATACGGCCTTGCGAATCTTCATAAAAATAACCTAAACCGGAATTGGCGATTTGGGTTGCCAATGAATAAACCGATTGATCTAAATTTGACAAGGCTGCAAGACTGTAATCTCCTGGAGTGTCTATTTCGCCCAATCCTGTATTTTCTGCATCTTGCCATTGCGTAGTTGGCTCGTAATTATTCCAAGTCAGCGAGCCAGGCACTTCATTCCAAGAAGCAAAAAGCACTCCTTCAAGCACTTCAAGCATTTGGTCGCCATCATTGTTTGCGCTCAAATTGCCAATGAAATTAGACCTGACTAGCCTAGCAATTGCGCCTAATGCCACAATGCGCACTTCTTGTCTAACTTGAATTGTGCCGGCATTTGTCACAGTCACAGAAATATCAGAAACAAAACCGCCAAATAAATTCACATAACTATTATTAGATTTTTTGACTTCGATTGTTATCGAATCGTTAATGTCATAATCCACAGATTGAGAAGGATCAGTGATTAGCGTTAAATTGCAATAAGAAGCCGAAGGTTGTTCGTAAATTGTCTGCCGGCCCGATGTGATAGTTAAATTGGCAAGAGTAATTGAAGTGACTGTTGTTCCAGCAATTTTAACGCGCCATTCAGGTGTAAAGACTGTCATTGAATTAGATTAAATCCATCGCCGCCGCCGCCGCGTTGCTGAGTGTTCTGAATTGCCAATTGGACCGCTCGGGTAAATCCAGTTTCATCAATAACCGATGGAGCATTGACATTTATTACAATTGGCCGGTCTTGTTCTTCGCCGGCTCTCGCTGCTGCAACATCAAAACTGCTTGGAATTGCGTTGCCGCTAGGTTTTAAAATTGTAGGAGCGGAGGCAACGGAAGGTGCGTTTGTCGTTCTAGTCGTTCCGCTTGCGCTTGCGCTCTCTGTAATTTGAGGCGTTCCGGCAGGTTTAGGAATAGTAGTTCCTGATGTAAAACCGCTAGGCAAACTTGCACTTGGAACTGTGTTGCTTCCTGTTCCCCCAATGCTGGCTGATACCCCATTGGTATCACTGCGCCTTGCAATTGCATTTGCGGCTGCTAACACCGCAGCAGCACCGGCAGTTGCGCCAACGCCAAGCAATGGATTAAGCGCAAATGCGCTTGCAATACCGGCAACAATGGCTGATGCCTTTAACGCGTTGTAAGCCTTGATTAAAGTGTTGATCAATGCAATCGTTGCAACAACTGCTGCTTGAATTTTGCTAACAACAAAGATTGTTGTTAAGACTGCGGCAGTTGCAATAGCAACTTCTTTCAAATCAACTAAAACATCAAACACCTTGCGCGCTCTTATACCAAATTGCTCCGCGCTTTTCTGCGATTCTGTCAATCCTTCTTTTAAACCGCTCTTGCCAGTTAATCCATCAATAAAGGAAGAAAGGGCAGGAACCAAAACATTTTTTGTAAAGTCGGCTAGTTGCTGAATTACTGGCAATAAAGCCTCGCCAAGTTGTGCTTGCGCATCTTCAACAGATGCAGCAATTTGTCTTTGTGAGTTTGCTAGGCCATCGGATGTTCTAGCAAAATCGCCTTGAGCAAGATTTGTTTGTTCTAGGATTACTTTTTGAGCCGCTAAAACTTTTTGTTGCGCAGTAAGTGCCCCAGTGCCGGAATAAATGCCTAACTCAAGGGCAGCCGCTTTTAGGGTTGCATCATTAAGCAAAACACCATAACGCCTTAAAGGTTCGGCTTCTCCGCGTAAAGCAGCCCCAATAGCGTTAATTGCATCTTCCGGGGTTGTGTTATTGAAAGAAGCAAGATCAGATGCAAGGGCAACAAAATCAACAGAAAAATCAACTAAAGCCTCACCTGATAGCCCGGCTGCTTTTCCAAAAATAGCAAAGTTTGCAGCAGCATCTAAAGCCTGTTGTTTCGATTGGCCTAGATTAGTTGCAGCAGTTGCAGCAAACTTGTCAATCTCTTTTGCGCTTTCGCCAAAAATAACGCCAATTTTTGCAACTGTTTCTTCCATATCGGAAGCAGCGCCGATTGCATCTTTTGTAAATTTGAGAGCCATTGCAGTGGCAGCCGCGCCCATTGCAGCAAAAGCCAAACCAACCTTGCGATTGATGTTGTCTATCTTGTCGCCAAATGTCTGGCTTTCCTTTTGGCCTTTGTTGAGGCCATCAACAAGATTCTTTGTGTCTGCTAAAAGACTAAGTTTGAGGGTTCTATCTCCAGCCATTATTTACCCCAAATCTTCAAAATGTCGGAAAACTTCTCTTCCCATTTTCTCACTAATTCAGGCTGAAGTCTGCGAAGGGTCGGGAATATGAACCAACCGCGCCCACCTCTACCAAATCTACCTGAATAAGTAGGAAACTGTTTAAACCTTTTTGATCCAAATTCAAACCCAGGCCAAAGTTGCCTTGTTGTGCCACCACCCGAGAAACGCTGGCGCGCAAATCCGTATGACACTT